AACTAATGTCAAAACATTTACAAAAAGAAATAAAAAAAGACGTACGTAAATGGTCTGAAGAATTTTTAGAAATACCCAATAAACATTTGGGTGGTTTCCCTGCTTGTCCCTTTGCAAAAAAAACATGGAACGATGAAAAAGTAATTATTGAAGTTAAAAGAAAATTTAAACAATATAAAGCAGAATTAAATGCACATTTAAAACAATTAGATTTTAGTGTTCATGAAATATTAATTTTTTGTGATCCATATTTTAACTATACATTAGATCAATTTCAAGACATGATAGATGACTATAATGATTGGTATAATACAAAGGATATATTTTTTATGGGTTTTCATCCCCTCAACCCAGCAAACGAGGAAGAACAAGAGTTTTTGGTTACTCCAAATGGGAGCACCCCTATTGTAGAAAGCGACTTAGAATATTCAATGATGCTCGTACAAAAGTTCTCGCAATTACAAGAAGCTTCTGATAAACTGCATCGTCAGGGTTACTATAGTAAGTGGCCCAAAGGATATTATCAAGACGTTGTAGTATCCCGGCAAAAAACTTATAAACGAATATTCGGAGATAAATATGAGAGTTAAAAAAAATGTTTCTAAAATGAGAGGCGGCGGCAAAGTTATGGCAATGAAAGGCGGCGGCAAAGTCATGAAGGGCAAAAAGAAAAAAGTAACTAAGAAAAAGAAAAAGAAATAGTCAATGCCAACTTACGCTACAACAGCAGACTTTGATTTATCTATAGATGATATATCGGAAGAGGCTTTTGAACGGTGCGGTTTACAAGTACGTAGTGGATACGACTTAAAAACCGCACGACGTTCTATTAATCTTATGTTAGCTGAATGGGCTAACAGAGGATTAAATCTTTGGACAATACAAAAACAAGAAAAAACTTTACCTGCAACAACAACAGAATTATCAGGCACAAGTTTATTTGGTTCAGGAGCTAATTCAGCTCAACAAATAATAGACATTACAGATGTCGTGATTCGTGATTCAAGTAACAATGAATTTTCAACAACATCAATTAGTCGTTCTACATATTTAAATTATACTGTTAAAACAACCAGCGGAAGACCAAGTCAATACTACTTCGAACGTACGATAAACCCAAAACTATTTCTGTATCCTGCAGCAGATACCACTTACACTCTAGTATATTATGCTTTAGTTCGGATGAAGGACTCGGGGGCTTACACAAATAATAATGAGATTCCTTTTCGATTTCTTCCATGTTTGACTGCCGGTTTAGCTTATTACATAGCTATGAAAAAAGCGCCAGATAGAATTCAATTATTAAAACAAGTTTATGAAGATGAATTTCAACGAGCCGCAGATCAAGATGGTGAAAGAACAAGTTTATTTTTAACACCTAAAACTTATTTACCTGGAGTTTAACAATGGGCAAGTATGCATCCGGTAAGTTTGCAAAAAGAATATCAGATAGATCTGGTATGGCATTTCCATATAACGAAATGGTTCAAGAGTGGAATGGATCATGGGTTCACATCAGTGAGTTTGAACCTAAACAACCTCAATTAGAACCTTTACCAATTGTAACAGATCCTCAATCTTTACAGTATGCTAGATCTCAAGTAGCTGATTCAAGAGTTTTTGTTGGTGGTGCTACTGGTCCTATAAACGCTGGAAGAACTGTGGCTAGACCAGCTACGGGAGATGATGCTCCTTATGATAGTACTGGTTTTGGATTACAAGTAAATGAGTTTGAAACACTTAATATGCCAGTGACTAATTTTTTTGCAAACGGAGTAGCTTATGCCTCTACACAAAAAAGCATGATGCCTTTGAGTGTACAACAACCAAATAAACCTACACAGTTGAATTCTGGCGTAGGTAATGTTACAGTGAGCACGTCATGACCGATTATTCCGATTTAACAGATAACGTAAGAAATTATACAGAAACAAGCACCAACGTGCTTTCTAATGCTGTTATTCAACCTTTTATTGAATCTATTGAAGATAAAGTAAGAAGAACAGTAGATTTAAATTATTACAGAAAATACGACACAGCAACACTAACAGTAAATAATCCTTTTTTACCGCTTCCTGCTGATTGGGAAGCAACGAGATATGTTCAATTAATAGATTCTGGTGATGATAGATCTTACTTGATACAAAAAGATATTTCGTTTATGAATGAATACGCACCAGATAGAACGTCCACTGGAGCTGCAACGCCTAAATATTATGCGATGTGGGATCAGGACACACACTATCTTGCGCCAACCCCGAACGCTGCATTAACTGTAGAGCTCGCATACACGTATAAGCCTCCTGGTTTAACAAGTACGAATACATCAACTTGGTTAAGTCAGAATGCTCCAAACGTGCTATTGTATGGTTGTATTTTAGAAGCACTTGGATACTTGAAAGGTCCAGCAGATATGATACAATACTACGATAAAATGTATAATCAATCTGTACAGGCTCTAGCCACATATGAGATGGGGCGTGACCGTAGAGATGAATTTCGGGACGGCGTTATTCGTATCCCTCTCGAATCAAGGAACCCATAGGAGATTATTATGGCAATTACTCAAGCTGTATCTAACAGTTTTAAAGTGGAGATCCTGAAAGGCCTACACAATTTTACGGCAACGACAGGGAACGCTTTTAAACTAGCATTATACGATAACGAAGCAACGTTGAGCAAATCAACAACTGCATTTCAACAAACTGATGAAGTTGGAAACTCAGGTACTTATTCTGAAGGTGGTGGAGCGTTAACATCTGTTACGCCAGCATTATCTACAGATACGGCTGTATGTGACTTTTCAGACATTTCATTTACAAGCGCAACTATTTCAGCACAAGCTGCTGTAATTTATAATAGTTCAACTGTATCTGGTTTGACTACCAATGCATCTGTTTG